AAGTTAGTGAGTGATTGAGTGATTGAGAGATTCAAATGAGTAACTAAATGAGGGAATCCCTCAGTTGTTTGTTTTAACCCCCACCCCAAAGTATATATTAGTGAGTGAGTGAGTGAGTGACTCCTCATCACAAAAAAAATAATTATTTAATTTTCTTTTTTAATCAATTGTCATTTCTGTTAGTAATGTTTCAATTATTTTCAATTGATCACTATCTAAATTGTTAATCCAACAATTTCTTCTATCTATAGTTACTTTATCTCTTGTTTCGAATTTTTTTATGATTCGTTCAATTCTTATTTTTCTGTTTAGTTCTTCTAACAATATATTTGTTTTGTTCATGACTATATATTATTCAAAAAAATATTTTAATTCAATAAATAATTAAATCATTTTTAGAAAATCAGCTATTGCTTTTATTTTCTCTTCATCTATTTCTTTTTCTTCTTCTTCATCAAATAGTATATTATCGGGTCTTTCTTCCACTTGAGACGAACTTATAACATTGAGTTCGTCTGGAAGACTTTCAGCTTGCTGTAAAGTTTCCACTGGAGAATCCGTATCGCAGTGCTGTATAGCGCTAGAAAAGATCGGATTCTCCAGAATACCGCCAGGTAGCAACTTATGAACCCGCCAGCGGTCTGCGGACATCTTTGATCTGTCCGGTTCAAAGTTTGCGAATACGAGGCAGTGAGGTCTGTTAAACATCACGGATTGCCCTTCGTATTTTAAGGAGGTAACTTTTCCGTTCTTTACGCACTCTAGAGAAGTATAGATACTGGCAAAGTTTTCTGCTTGCCTTGGCATGTCAAGGATAAAGCAGCGTTGATCCCAGCCATTCTTTTTGGCTGTAGCAATCATCATAGCGAAGTCTTTGTGACCTCCTGTGTATTCCATTGAGAATGCTTGGTTAGTTGATTCTAACCACTGTGACAACCAGGTTTTACCTGTGTTTCCTACAGGATCGTAGAACCAGTGAATAGTCCGAGCATCGGGCTTACTTTCAATTAGTTCTATAGCTTCCAAGTGCCATGGCAAATTGGGTCTATCGATCTGTACGTCCACGGTTTTACCTGGCTTACAATTGAAGAGTGCAATGACGCCTAGTGCGTCTCCTACCTTCTTACAATTGTTTATAAGTGCATCTTGCACGTTTTCATTGTTCCAAACATCGACAGCCACATTCTTCTTTTCAAGGAGATCTGCATTGGCTGCGTCTTCTTTGGCAATGTAAGCAACTTGGTTATACCAGTGTACAACTGTGTTAACTGGTTGCAGGTTAGGATGTTGAACTATGTTTTCAACAACTACATCGAATTTACGACTATCTAGCGTATCTATTCGTTTTCCTACATCTATTAGCACATGTGTATGTGGGTGTTCTACACCAGTTGCGTTTCCTGTTTCGTGAGCAACTCTAATGAATTTTAAAGGACCCTTATTGATCACTTCTGTAAGCTTATTAATAAGCCATTCTTTGTCAATATGAATGTGTGTGTATGTCAATAGGAATTTTTGTCCTTGGAATCTGAATTTTTTATCGGCCATAAGTGAGGGACTGAGGGACTGAGTGAGTGACTATATAATAGTGAAAAAAATATTTTTAATTAATAATTAATTAATTAGAATGTTAACATTCTGGACATTCCCATACCTTGGTGTGGCATGCCAGATCCAGCTCCTTGGGTCAAACTACGAAATGGTACATTTCCTGAAGTACTTTGTAATCCTCCAAGAGCGGTTCTTAATATCGTTGCAGGATCCATGTTAATGATTCCTCCGATTTGCCTTCCTACATTCATTATGGCACCAGCATTATCGCCAATGGCGTTAATTACTCTGGTTATAATGGAAGGAGAATCAGAAGGCTTTATAGGCTTTTCTGCAGCCACAGATTTAACAACTTCTTGTACTTTATTGTATCCAACAATATCAGAGTGAGAATCTGTTTTACCAACTGCTTTGGTACCGATATACTCTAATGATTGGAAGAATTCCCATTCATAGGTATCTCCAGCTACTCCTTCAACAACGTGTGAAAATATATAGTTTCCACCAGTAGGAGTTGGAGAGTTACTATATTCTATATCTCCAGGTGCAACAGGCCCAGAATAATTGATGCAAGTCCAATCGTATTCAGGTCTAGTTCTTTCAAGGTTTTCCTTGTTAAATAATGCACTTGGTGTAACGCTATCTTGATCTTCATGATCTTGAGCTTCAACTGATGAAATGATGCCATTTCTAGCATCTTCTCTTCCGGTGTATCTAATACGTAATCCGGCTGACACTAATCTAGCTTGAACAAGCCCAGTTGAGAAGTCAGTGATACTATATGGTAATTTTGCCATTGCCGAAGGTGTTATATTAGTGAATGCTGAGCATACAGTCGCTATTGTACCGACTGATGTACTAGTAGTGCTTCTTACGCATACAGTTTCACTACCTGAAGTAGGTCTCGCATTAACGAAGCCTACACCAGTTGTTCCTAATACCATAGTTCCTCTAACAAAAGCATGGACTTTTTGGGACTTTAATGGATAATCTGATGGAATACAGGCTCCATAGCTGTCGTAAGGATTAAGTAATGAGAGTAAGTAGTGCTGAGTACAATCAGCCATCTGTACAACTCCTCTTTTAACTCCTCTACGCACGGCCTTGTTAACCCTAACGTTACGGTTACCACCTCTTGCTCGGGCGGCCTTCATTTTTTTAGCATACGCTGCTTTTTGTTCTGCGGTATATTGACGTTTCGACATATTATACTATATGAAACAAAAAATAAACCAAAAATAAATAATTAATTGCCGGCGTAATCAATTAATAATCGTCGTAGTACTCATTTAACACATGAAACAAAATAAAAATAGTACACGACCTAGACGTGGGAAATATACTTAGAGCATGTTAATAGCATCAGTGTTTTTCACTTTATTGCAAAACACTGATGCTATTAACATGCTCTAAGTATATTTCACGCGTCGGGGCGTGCGTCAACACTAAAGTGTGTGATGCGCGTATATCCCCGTATACTGTTCTGTCGACTTTTAATTTTTTAGGTCGTTCATCCAGTATAATCTAATTACATGTGTCTCGTAATTTTTTAGCCAATTTTCAACACCCATTTCAATCATCTTTGAAAGGGATTTTTCTGAATGAAAATTATAAATCGACCAAAGCTAATCAAAGATTACTTTAATTGGTCAAAGCTAATCAAAGATGACTTTAGATACTCAAAGTTTATCAAAGTTCACAACAGTTAACAAAAGTTAACTATAGTTAACAAATGTTAATCAAAGCTAATCAATCCTAACCATAGTATACTATTGGTAGGTTGTAATGTCATACAGTATATTTTTTCAAAAAAATATAAATGAACTGTATGACTAACTGTATGACTAACTGTATGACTAATTTAATATATTATATATCAAGAATATTATCTGGTCTACTTGATTCTGACGATCTTATAACATTGAGATCGTCAGGATGAAAGTATTGATGATCGAGCGAAGCGAGATTATTAATACTTTCATCCGTTGTAGACCCATAGTCTACATCAGGTCCTCCATTTACCGCGCCCGCGGCTTCTGTCGGGTCGCTTTGACTTGCTTCTGGTGCCGAAGGCACTGCAAGCTTGTCGTCGCTAAATATGGGGACCTTTAATTCTCCATTAGGTAGAATTTCGTGGATTTTCCACCTGTCTTGCGATACCTGCGTTAAGTCAGGTAAAAAGTTCGCAAAGACGAAGCAGTGCGGATTGTCAAAATCAGCTTCAGCTCCTTCGTACTTCAAGGAAGTAACGTGGCCGTTTTTGACTGCTTCCAACGAAGTGTAGAAGCTATATTCCGCTGCTTTCCGAGGGAGATCAAGGATGAAGCATTTGCCATCCCATCCCCGATTAAACGCGCTTACGATAACTTGCGCGAAATCTTTATGCCCACCTGTGTGTTCCATAAAGAATGCTTGGTTTGTCGAGCGTAAGTATGAAGCCAACCAAGTCTTACCCGTGTTACCGATCGGGTCATAAAACCAGTGAATACTGCGATAGTCGGGTTTACTCTCGACTAACCTTATGGCTTGATCATGCCAAGGCCTATCAGGTCTTGGGATCACTCTAGGTGCTCTACCGGGTTTGCATTTATATATGCTCATTATACCCATCGCTTCTGATGGTTTTTTGCAATGGGCGACTAGGGCATCCTGTACCGTCTCGCTTTCCCATATGCTGACGCAAATGCTCTTTTTTACTAGTAAATCAGCATTGTCGACGTCTTCTTTCGCGATGTATGCAGTACTAGCATGCCAATGCGTAAGCGTATTGATAGGATTAAAGTTCGGATGGTAGATGACTTCGTCAATCACCACGTCAAACTTCCTAGCATTCTTTAGTTGATATCGTTTTCCCACGTCAACTAATACATGAGTGTGCTCATGTGGTACACCAGTAGCGTGCCCCGTCTCATGACACGCTCTGATGAATTTTAAAGCACCTTTTCCAATAGCAGTAGTAATGCTGTCAATCAACCACTGTTTGTCTATGTGCTTGTGTGTGTACGTAAGAAGAAATTTCTGACCATTGAAATTGAATTTTTCTGCCATTGAATACAGTCGTAGAGTGTATATTAATGTATATATAAAAAAAATATTTAATATATAATTAATTAATTAGAATGTAAGCATTCTTGCCATTCCAGTGCTTGGCCTTCCTGATGTGCCAGCTGCCGTCAACGCTGCAAATGGTTGACCTCTTGATAAAGTCGATAGACCACTTAAGGCTTGTCTTAAAATTGATGATGGATCAAGATTAGCAATACCTAGTATTTGTCTACCCATACCTGCAATTTGTGGTAAATTATCCCCAATTGCTTGAACCACTTGATTAATAATACCTGGAGCTTGAGATGGTTCAATTGGTTTCTCTGAAGCAACTGTTTTCATAACTTGCTGTACTTTATTGTATCCTTGAGTATCAGTATGATTCTGTGTTTTACCTACAGCGGATCTACCAATATATTCGAAGTTTTGATAAAATTCGAAATCATATATATCACCAGCTGCACCTTCTATGAAGTGACATAGTATATATTCAGGACCAAGGGAATATGGATCAGCCTCAAATTCTATATCTTGTGGGCGAACCGGTCCTGAATAATTTATATAAACCCAATCTTGTGGTGGTCGTGTACGTTGTAAATTCTCGAAATTAGCCAAAGAAGACCCTGCTAGTGCGGTCACATCTTCATGATCTGGAGTTTCTACAGTGGATATTTTACCTTGGCGTGCGTCTTCACGTCCCATGTACATAACTCTTAAACCCATACTAACAAGTCTTGCTTGTACATTTCCTGCAGTGAAGTCTGCGTTATTATATGGTAATTTAGTCATTGCTACACCTCCTAAATTAGTAAATGAACCTAATACGGTACCTGAAGTACCCACGGAAGTAGCTGTAGTATAAATCATGGAGACTAAATCGTTAGCAGCACAGGCTCTTACAGCAACAAACCCAACACCAGTGGTGCCTAAAGTTAATGTTTGTCTCCTAAAAGCGTGTACTTTTTGAGATTTTAATGGAAATGATGATGGTATACATGCTCCATATGAATCGTATGGATTTAATAAAGCTAATAAATATTCTTGAGTACAATCTTCGATATGAATTTTTGCATTTTGTCTTTTTATCTGAGCTGGAACACGTACTCGTTGATTTCCACCAGCTTGTCTAGCTTTATCTCTTCTATCTTTCATTTTTTTAGCATATGCTGCTTTTTGTTCTGGGGTATATTGACGGTTAGACATATTATACTATACGAAACAAGATTATTTTATAAAATAAATAATTAATTCGCCATAGTATGCTCTTAACACATAAAACAAAATAAAAATAGTACACGACCTAGACGTGGGAAATATACTTAGAGCATGTTAGTAGCATCAGTGTTTTTCACTTTATTGCAAAACACTGATGCTACTAACATGCTCTAAGTATATTTCACGCGTCGGGGCGTGCGTCGACACTAAAGTGTGTGATGCTGGTAGTTTGTAAAGTCATACAGTATATTTTTTTAAAAAATATAAATGAACTGTATGACTAACTGTATGACTAACTGTATGACTAATTTAATATATTATATTTCAAGAATATTATCTGGTCTACTTAATTCTGACGATCTTATAACATTGAGATCGTCAGAATGAAAGTTATGATGATCGAGCGTAGCGAGATTATTATAACTTTCATTCGTTGTAGACCCTAAGTCTACTTCAGGTTCGCTGATAGCAGATTTTATGCTGCCTATGCCTTCCTCAAGATGCGCAGCATCGCCGAGGACGGCGTTATTATCAGCTTCTTTGTCTGCAAAGATGGGGACCTTTAATTCTCCATTAGGTAGAATTTCGTGGATTTTCCACCTGTCTTGCGATACCTGCGTTAAGTCAGGTAGAAAGTTCGCAAAGACGAAGCAGTGCGGATTGTCAAAATCAG